CATGGAGATTACATAATGCCTTTTGTTGGTAAGTCACCAGTTACAACTTTTGAAGCTACAACTGCCGTACAAAGATTCAATGGCGATAACTCAGATACCACATTTACATTAAACAGAACTGTAAGTTCAGTACAAGATGTGCTTGTATCTGTAGATGGTGTTGTACAAGATACATCAGCATATACAATTCCAGATGGCACAACTTTGACATTTACTGCTGCACCTAGTTCTGGAACTGCAAATATCTTTGTAAACTTTTTAGCACCACAGACTGGTACAGTTACACCAGCAGATGAGAACAAAGGTAATTTTAAGGCAGGTGGTTTGTTTAGAACTAATGCACAAAACTTAACTGCTAATACAACAATACTTGCTACAGAAAATGCACAAGTTACTGGAACATTCACAGTAGATAGTGGTGTTACATTGACTATTAATAGTGGTGGAAGGTTGGTGGTATCGTGAGTACAATCAAGGTAGACACATATCTAACTCGTGGTGGTGCATCAGAGATAGCTATTGATAAACTAAAAGGTGTAAGCACAGCAGATTCAATAGCCATCCAAACAGGTGCAACTACAACTGTGTTGCAAAAAGGTATGTTAAAAGCTACCTTACATTTTGATACAATAGGGTCTAATGTTTTAAGCAGCACTTTAAACATTTCTAGTTTTGATGATGATGGAACAGGAGACCACGGAATAAATTTTTCTAATAATTTTTCTAATGCAAGTTATGTTATGACAAACGCAGTAAATGATGGTGGAGCAAGTTCATCAGTTTTTCTTATAGACATAACATACGGAACAAATAGCACATCAGCAACAGATATAGAGCTTAATTATGTTAGCGCTGGTGATAATAGGACTTCATCAAATAGTTATGGTGGCATGATTATGTTTGCAGGAGACTTAGCATGAGTGAAGTAATACTAGACACAATCACAGGCAAGTCCACTGCAACAACCATAACCATTGGCTCAACACCTGTAGTTAGTGCAAGTGCCAACTCCATGACTATTAGAGGTGAGGGTAGCAATCAAACAAGTATTCAGCAAGGGTTGGCGAAAGCTTGGTCACATCTTAATGTTTCATCAGGAACACCTGCAATAAGAGATTCATTTAATATTGCAAGTTTAACAGACGTTGGAACTGGTAATACAACAAACACTTTTACTACTGCAATGAGTAATGATGATTTTTCAGTTCCTTCAAGTTGTGATGCTTTTAATTTTTCTTCTGTAGAAAGTTATGCAACCACTGGTTATGGTCATAGAACAGCAAACAGTAGTGCATCATCAACAGATAGAAACAATACTGTAAGTGCAGCATTTGGAGACCTAGCATAATGGCAAACGGAACAATAGCATTTGATACATTACAGACAAGTGGACAGATAACAGGCACATCTAAGTCTGTGGATACAGATTTCGTTGTAAGTGGTAGTTCAAAACTTTGGTCAGTAAATTTTACATTAGCATCAAGCAGTGGTGCAGTGGAAGATAGTTTAAATGTGGCTTCTACAACAGATTCAGGAACAGGTGAAGCAACTGTAAATTGTTCAAATAACTTTATAAATAAAGGATTTGCTAGTCATACAACAGCATCAAATAATTCAGATGTATTTAACACAACAAAACATTCATCTACAACAAGTTCTGAAAGAACATTTTTGCATAGGCAAAGCACAGGAGGAGCAGTAGACCAATGTTTTTCTATGACTTTACACGGAGACCTCGCATGACAATAGAAACACCAGAATTTCAAGGCACACATCTTTGGGATAGATTGTGTTGGGCAAAAGAAAAGTTAGAGCCATACAGAACAGAATATTGTGTTGTATGGGAAGACCCAGAGACACCTGATGAACCTGCAAAGGTTACACATCCTGACCCTAATTGGATGGCTTGTGCATTGCAAGGTGGCATACTTCCACCTGTAGAAGCCTATTGGGAACTCAAGAAGGATGAGGACAAGCCTGACTTTGTAAAGCATACAAGAGGTTACTTGTTGCACAACACTAAACCTATTGAAGCAATGACAGAAAAAAGAGCAATAGAATATCTTATTATGAAAGATCTTCCACAAAGAGTGTGGAAAGATTATGATAAAGCAAACAAACCAAGAATGGTTATATGCAGAAAGAATCAACTTCCTAGCACTAGAGTATGGCGAAATGCTTGGAAGATTAACGAA